GACTTGATAAGGGGGTCGTTTCAACCGAACCCCTTGTAACGGCAGGAGGTGTACAAAATGCGAACTTCGTAAACGAAGACGGCTTGTATGATGTGATACTTGACAGTCGTAAACCCGAAGCGAAAGCCTTTCGTAAATGGGTTACTAAGGAGGTTTTGCCGTCAATACGTAAACATGGTGCTTACATGACGGATAGCATCATAGAACGCACTCTAACCGACCCTGACTATCTTATCCAACTCGCTACGGCTCTCAAAGATGAAAGGCAGAAGCGTATTGAGGCGGAACAATCTGTAAAAGATGCTCAACCTGCTATTAACTTCACAAATGCCGTCAGTGGTTCTGTTTCTTCCTGTTTGATTGGTGAACTTGCAAAGCTAATCAATCAGAACGGCACCCCGATGGGAGAAAAGCGACTATTCCAATGGATGCGAGATAACGGCTATCTCGGCACGAAAGGAGAACGATATAACATTCCTAATCAGAAGTACGTTGATATGGGTTTATTTGAACTTAAAAAGGGCGTGCGAAGTGGTAGTAACGGGGTGCTGCACACGACTATCACAACGAAAGTGACGGGCAAAGGGCAAATTTACTTTGTAAATAAGTTCAATACCCATTAGAAATCGGTTGTATCAATAAGTCAAAGAACGTTTTTGTATGAAAAAGAAAAGTATAATCAATCCACTTCCAAAGGAAGTATGTAATTATATGGCAGGTAGCATCACCGATTCTATTCTCCAAGATTTGAAACGAGAGAGAGAACGTCGCTATACTTATCAATATTGCCTATCCCATGAATGCTCAAGACAAGTTTCAATAAATCTTCTTTCCTTTTCTTGTTTACTTTTATTTTTGGCGGTTCTGTTATTGTTGATAATAGCATTTCTACAAGTGCATTACACTCTTTGTATTTAGCTATCTCGGAATATTTTAATATAGCATTTAGGGTATGGTTTATATACCAAAAACCAAGCCCCAAAGGCTCGTTATTAGTAAGGAGATATGCGTATAAATATGCGAAGTTAAACTCTAATGCAGCCGAGTCGGCAGTTGTGTTATTGTTTACACGCAATATCAAATCACTCAGTACTGCTTCGTTTTTTGACAATTCCTCTTTTTTCTTGTTGAAGTCTATTACTGTGTATATATTCCATCCTATCAATATAGTAACGAGTAATGATAATATGCCTACTATCACACCTATGTAATCCAACCCACTTGTACAAGGGTGTGAATTGCATAGCGATATAATGCTTAGAATTAGTGAAAGCATAACAACGCCATGTATAGCTAATCTTTCTGTTTCTATTCTTTTCATATTCTTTATATAAGGTATATTTGTAAACGAACCTTTTGTAATGTTAAATATTAGTTAAACACTAAATAAATCTGTATTATTCTTTGGTAGTACAGAAATCTTTAGTACCTTTGCACTGTAAACAGTTTAGTACAACAGCAAAGGTAAACCTTTTAGTTGAGAAAAGCAAGCGTTTACAGCGTTTTTTGAAAGATTGACACAAAAGATATTGAAAATGAAAAGCTGCAAGCGAGACTGACAATCCATGACCTTGCAGATGGCAGAAGTAAATATGAACTTAAATGACGCTACGAAATACCTCTATACGTAAGAGAGTAGGCAAGTTAGGGGTCTGTCTCGCTAAATGAATATATAACGCACACTGCGAATGAAATAAGGTCGCTACTATTCGATTAGGGTGTGCGTACGAATGAACTAAAAACTGATTGATTATGACAAAAGAAGAGTTAGAACTACTGAAAGATAAAATCATAGACGTATGTGTTGATGCTGGGCGTGATGGCAGCGGCATTGAAGACTGCGTATGTTTATATGAAGATGACCGCTTCAATGATACACCCTACGCTAATATCGATTGCTCTATCGACATTGACGGCTATGATGAAGACGATTTTCAGTGCGGTTACGGTAATGGTACAGGTGCATACGTGGTAACAGATGTGCATGTGTGCCTAAAAGTCGAAGCATTCGATAAAGACGATACCCCAGTAGATATTGATGAGTATGAATTAGAAGAAGCAATTAAGTCATGTCTATATTAATACAGATATTTATGTCAGTCGGTGCATTAACTTGCACCGCTGCCGTTGCCAAGTATATTTGGCAATCAAGAGATAGCTTTAAAGTGGTTTTTCACGATTTAAAAGACGAATGGTATGGCAGAAGATAATAGAAGCCTTTTCGATATTTTAGAAGATATGAAGGCGTTAGAAGAAGATTTCTTGATTGAAGCTGAAAAGTTCAAGAAAGATTATCAGTCGAAGAAGTTGAATTTTGATTTTCTTAATAGTATTATTTCGTAATATATTTGAATTATTGTTTAAGGTTACCTACGGTTCGTGAGAATAGTAGGGTTTACCCCCCACAAAGGGCATTTAATGCAATGTGTATGGTTCGATTCCATACGTGGGGACAAAGTTATAATTAGGTTAGTAGTTTTAATCATGGTCACTCCTCATGGTTCGTGAGAATAGTGAGGATTTTAAGGGCATCTATGGTAGGTGAGTGGGGTTCGAGTCCTCAATGCCCACGAAACAAAAAATAATTATATGGAAAGAACACTAAAAGATAGAAAGTACAGTATTACTGGACTATTCAAGCACATCGGGGCTGGTAATAAGCTACATGTCCCATTGAGTTGCTACACTGCCAATTCAGTAACTACCGAATGCACAAGGCAAAACCGATATGAGGGTTGCGACCCTATGAATAATAAATTTGCCACTACCAAGAAAGAGAAGGTAGGGCATATAACTATCATTCAGAGATATTAATGAATAATCTTACTATTTCTGAATTGGGCGGTATCATTGCTGATTTCGTCCGTGTTGGATATAACCTTGCTATCAAAGATTATGACCCACCGCAGGATAGATTAAGGCAATCAGAAGTCAAGAAGTGGCTTAAATTCAGAAAGATAGACTTTAAGACATTTCAAGAATTAGAGAAACAAGGGCTAATCCATGCTCGCAAGGGTGATGCGATAAACTCTCCTTTATATTACTCAAAGAAAGAGATACAAGAAGCATTTGCGACAATGAGATTAAACCGATTAATAATAACTAATGAATTAAAGGATTATGACATTGATTAGAAAAGCATCGGAATTGAGTATTCCGAACACAATCAAGATGATGATTTACGGACAGGCTGGTATGGGTAAGAGTACGCTTGCACTCTCGACACCTAAGCCATTGCTTCTTGATTTCGATAACGGTGTTAAGCGTATCAATATGTCTCATTTGGAAGGTATTGATACCGTACAGGTCGGTAGTTGGCAAGACGTGAAAGATGTGCTACAAGAGGATTTGTCAGCGTATCAGACTATTGTCATTGACACTATCGGTAAGATGATGGACTTCATCATTACATATAAGTGTGGTTCTCGTCAACCTCAGATAAGAGACTGGGGCGGCATCAATCAAGAGTTTTCATGGCTTACTCGAACAGTAGGAAGCCTTAACAAGAATGTTGTATTTGTCGCTCATCGTGACACTCGTAAAGAGGGTGATGACACAGTCTTTATTCCTGCTCTACGTGAGAAGTCCTACAATGCTATTGTTACTGAACTTGACCTGCTCGGGTATCTTGAGATGAAAAACGATAACGGACGACAGATGCGCACGATTACATTTGACCCTACAAGTCGTAATGACGGCAAGAACACGTGTAATCTACCTGGCGTTATGACTATTCCTACCATTATAGACGCACAAGGCAAACCAACGGCAAAGAACGATTTTATCGAACGTTCTGTTATTGCTCCTTATCTTGGTATGCTCTCTGCAAAGGAAGATGAAATCAAGAAATATAACGCTCTCTTGTCAGAGATTGAGGATGGTATTTCTCAAATCACAGATGCACAGAGTGCAAATTTCTTTACAGAGCATATCAATGACTATAAACACGTAGGCAGTTCATTAATGAAGGCTCGCTCGTTGTTCTCTGCAAGGGTGAAAGAACTTGGTCTGGTGTACAACAAAGACGCAAAGGCTTATGAAGACAAAGCAGCCTAATTATAATATTTATCCATCTTTGCTTGATGCCTATCAGCAATATGTGGATAGTGACATTATTTGGGAAAAGTATTGGGGGTTCTGTGACACGCCCCCACATACTTCCGAAGAGTTCCACGATATGCAGTTTCAATCTGTTATTGACCGCATAAACAGAGTACCTTATGACAATGAAGCTGTTGCAAAAGGTACGGCTTTCAATGAGGTCGTAGACTGCATGATTGAGCATCGGAAGTCTGATAATATAGAAGTTGAAAAGATTTATGATGCAGAGGCGAAAGTCGTAGGACTTAATGCAAAGATAGGTGAGCGTCTTTTTTATTTCCCTATCACATTGTGTAAAGAATTTGCCGATTACTATCAAGGCGCAGTAACGCAGAAATACGTTGAGGGAATTATCTCGACTGCTTTTGGAGATGTGAAACTCTATGGCTTCATTGACGAGTTATTGCCTTTGTCTGTACACGACATCAAAACGGCAAGCCAATATAGCGTAGGAAAGTACAAGCGCAATAATCAGCATTTGGTTTACCCATTCTGTTTGTTACAGATGGGTAATGATGTAAGGACTTTCGAGTATAATGTTGCGGTGATTGGAAAGTATAACTATGAAACATTTACCGAAAGCTATGAGTTCAACCCCGAGCGAGATATTCCAATACTCCAACAGAGGTGTGAGGACTTTATCCGCTTTGTGAATGAAAATAGAGAATTAATTACAGATAAAAAGATATTTAACGAACCATAATATGGATTTACAAGGCAGAGTAATAGCTGTACTTCCACCACGAGAAGGCACTTCTGATCGTGGACCATGGAAGTCACAAGAGTATGTTATTGAAACGCATGAACAATATCCAAAGAAGATGGTTTTCAACGTCTTTGGCGCAGATAGGATAGAGCAGTTTTCCATCAAGTTGAATGAGGAAGTTAAGGTTAGTTTTGATATTGACGCTCATGAATACAATGGACGTTGGTTCAATAGCATTCGTGCATGGGGCATTCAGCATTTGCTATCTAATATACCACAGCAACAATATCAGCAGCCCACACAACCTACCTATCAACCGCCACAAGTAGAAGATAATACACCATTCTAATGATATATAATCTTTCTTCCCCACTTGATAAGGCTAACTTCCTACTTCGTGCTAAGAAGTTAGCCGAGAGTGGGGTAATCGTAGACTTGACCGAGAAAAAGCCAAGAAGAAGTTTACCACAGAATAAGTATCTGCACGTTATCCTTGCTTACTTTGGTACGCAGACTGGTAATACTCTTGAATGGGTCAAGCAACAGTATTACAAGAAACTTGTAAACCCTGACTTGTTTATCCGTGAAAAGGAAGATAAGTACTTAGGCAGGATAAAGGTGCTTAGAAGCAGTGCCGACCTTGATACAAGTGAGTTTAGCTTATCAATAGAAAGGTTCAGAAATTGGGCTGCACAAGAAGCAGGTATATACATGCCATCGGCAGATGAAGCAATACTCATTCAGCAGATGGAAATAGAAATCGAAAGGAGTAAGGAGTTTTTGTAACTCACTTTTTTTCATAATAAGTTTTTAATTGTTCAGCTCGTGGGGAAGCGTCCCCACACTTGCTTTGGTGGCGGAATTGGTAGACGCAACAACAAGTTAAAGAGATAGTCAAACGAACATGATGTGTAAGGCTATGTACGTTGTTTATGCAGGTTCGAGTCCTGCCCAAAGCACAATTTTTGTAACTCATAATTTTAATAGTTTATTTTCACAGCCTCACAGCGGTGGGGCAAAACGATGTATGGTGTAATGGTAGCACAACAGATTTTGGTTCTGTCAGTGGTGGTTCGAGTCCGCCTACATTGACTATGTATTATTTGAAGAAAAAGAAAACAGACAAACCAAAGAAAC